CTACCGTCGAAGCTGCCTAGTTTTGCTAGGGCAACATTCTTTTCTTGTTGTGCATGGATATCCAAGCCGACGCGCTTAAGGACTCTGTCAAGATATGTACCTGCAGCAAGCTGCAAACACATATTCCCAGAGGGTTCTATCGCTATCGTTCTTAATGAAGTTTCGTTCTTTGGAACTGTTGTTAACTTAGAGCAATCGACTGCCGCCATGCCACCCTTGTTCATCGCATCAATGCGACTAAGATAGGGGTGGGACGAACGGAGTTTATCAACAAATTGCTCAGCATTCCTTGTGTAACTCATCGACTGATTAAGCTTTTCGGGGGTGGAAAAACCAGTAGTTTTAATACTGGCACCCGGTCCGAAACGCCATAAATCATATAGATGAGACAGAATAAGCGGCTGTTGAATGCCGTCCGGTTCTAATGAGGAATTGTAACTCTCCAAAGCTTTCGCAATAAAAAGTCTCGCTTCCCCGAGTATTTCACACGGAACGGCAAGTTGAATCGCACCCATTGCTTCGTTAGTCGCAATGAATGAGTCAATCGTAGCCGTCTTAAGTTCTGGACGTTCTACCAGTGCCTTCTTACGAAGGCGTTCTGCTAGGCGGGTCCTTGCGAAATTGCAAGTTCCCGACGCCGCAAGGTCAGTTAACATAGCTTCGAAGACGCCCATAAGGCGGCCTTCTCGTTCTATCTTTTTCATTGAATATCTCCAAATGAAATGGATTAAGGTTGTGCCTCTGTATTAGAGAACACCTGAAATGATCGTATCAGCTATACCAGCGGCCTGGACGCTCCCTACACCGAAGTGGAGGGAAATCATGGCACGCAAGTCTTCTGGCTCGAAAGTATCCGAGCCAGCAGGAACCTCAATTACGGTTGTAATTCTAGCCGTAATTGGGTTCTGGTTAGTAGCAGGAAGAACACCCTTGCGAGTGATCAACTTGTATACGTTCATTCCAACATTCTTAATCACACCAGTGACAGGGTTTGCTTGAGGTAAGACCTTGAAACTAACAGGTCTAAAGAAACTCAAAGTAAACGGCTTAGAAACTGTATTAGTCTCTACGCCTGTTTGAGTGCCACCAAGAGCTGTAACAGCATATTGTTTCCCATTTATTGATGGGGCAATGTCTGAAGCAATGGTATAAGTTGGGCTTGTTAAGCCCGTTACTGTAGCACCGGTTACTGGAGATGAGGGATTGAAAGACATAGAAATGTCTCCTATTGTTGGTTAAAGTGAACGGCCACTGCGAAATACAGCAGCCAGGTTAAGCAACCTATTAGTTGCGTTGCGGCCTACTTCATCAAATGATTTGATGCGTAGACCAGCCCTTGGTAGGACAAGAAGTTTCGATCTTCTAAAATTGAGATGCTCCGCGGATCCAGGAATGGACACCGTAGAAAGTATCTCGCCATTCGAAGCGAATGGGTAAATAGAAGAGTTAGAAACAAGCTTTGCTTCAAGTTTAACGGCCTTATTTAGATACACCATTGTCCCTGGTGGGATAACGAATGTATCGTCCATATAGGCACCCGCGGTCGCGAAGTAATCGGCGACCCACGAGTACGGCGTTAACTCCCAGCCTAAGGCTGGCAAATTCGAGGCGTTAAGCCCCAAATGAGTTAATATGTCGTAGTTATTACCAGCGAGGACAGTAAAATCAAATCCTCCTGTGTACTTGACGCTCCATTTAGCAAAAGCGTGAGCTATTGTTTTAACGGAGTGGCTTGTGGAAACAGTAGTCAATGTGGGAGTTCCCACGATTAGACTTTCCAAAGCAGCATAGCCGGTCAATCGCGCTGAATGACCCGAACGGGTGAGATAGTCGTCGATAGATCGAGCAATATCTCGGGCGTCGCTAATCAGAGGAGAAACTCCAAACGAATAGCTAAGCCATATATCGGAAGCGTATTTAGAGCCGTCGGACTTCTTACGGAACTTTGCGAGCGAGACGAGCATCTTAGTAGATATCTCGGCTGCGCCAACAATGGTCTTTCGTAATTCCTTAAGCTCTGCTATCGGCACGAGGGAGTTTTTATTCCCAATGTGTGACGATAT